TTTTCTACAGAAAAAGAAAAAATAGATAGAGTGTATGAAGGTGTAAGAGATGTTTTTAAAGACGAGCCTATAGATATAACTGATGCAGAATTTTCTGATATATTTGAAAAAATAAAAGGTCAGTCAGGTATAGAAATAGGAAATGAATCTAGGTTTGCAGAGGTAGACATAAGAACTTCCCCTTCTGTAGTTAATGCAGGATCAGGAATAGCTAGACCTATACAAAAAAATGTTGTTCAGTCTATATACAACGAAGGTTTTCAAAGGTTAGTTCAATCTCACTTAGATAACCAAGATGGTGGTCAAACTGAATTGCAAGAAATATATGCAAAAATTTATAACTTACAAGGTGCAGACATACCTGATATAAAAATAGGCAAAGAAACACTTAAATATGATGATCCTACTATACCTAAAGCAACTTTAGCTCAAAAAATTAAAAATTTATTTAGGTCTTCTAGTACTTTTACTCCTGTAGAAGGTGAAGGGGGTTTAGGCACTCTTGTTACTTTAGACAATTTAAATACATGGCGAGGTGAAATGCTTAGACAAGCTAGGAATAGGGGAATAGATAACGAAAATAGAAAAAGATTATACACATCTGCTCAAGATTTAGGTATTGTTATAGATGTTATTACAGAAAGAAAAATTAATTCTTTAAAAAAAGAGGAAGTTGATATTTCTGATATTGTTAGCTATCAAGAAAGTAATAGGGAGTTTATGAATAAAATAGTAAAACCTTATTACCAAGGAATAGGTAGCAGTATATTTGATAAAAAATCAGGCTCTGGTGAATTTGTTGTTCCTAAAACTAACCTTATGCGTGAGTTTTTTAAAACAGGTGATCCAGTATCTGCTAGAGAAGATTTTAATGCAATATTTCCTGAGAATATTACTTTAAAAGGTGGCGGTAGAGATGTAAAAACTAGAAAGGAAGCAGAGAATCTTCTTAAAGCATCTATTGTAAGAGATGTTAGAGAAGGTAAAAAAATTTCTAGTAGCTACATGAATCATTTTATAGAGCCTATTTTAGGTATGGAATTTACCAGGGAATTACATAAAGCTACTGGCAATTTTAGAACTAATTATATAGACGAAGAAATAGCAAGAGCAAAAGATCATTTTTCAAATGAAATACTTAAAGCAGAACAAAGAATGAATATTGAAGGTAGTTTTTTAGAAAATTTAGCTAAGGTAGCAAGGTCAACTCCTGAAGACGCTTCAGCAATATGGGAAGTTTTAAAAACAGTTAGTCCTGATACAATAAACAAAACTATTAAAGATATGGTAGCATCAAATTTTTCAGGAAACCCTTTTGATCCTAAATACATATCACAATATAATCAACAAGTACAAGATATTCAAATGGATTTTGGTAGCATTATAGCAGAATCTCTTATGGCTGAAGTTGTTACTACAGTTCACCAAGAAAGAATACAAAGTATGTCAGGTCTTTTTGATAAAGAGCCTAAACTTGTTAAAGGAGGTTTTGAAAAATATATAAAAGACAATAACCTTCAAGGAAATTTAACTGATGAGAACATTTCAGCTTTAGCTAGAGTTAAATACTATGAAGAAATAAATTCTACAAAAGCAGCCGTATGGATGAAAAAATACAGTAGTTACTTAGATATTATTGATCCTTCTGGAAAACATAAAGAGATAGTATCTGCCGTTTTAGGCTATGATATATTAAAACAAGCTACAGGAAAAGGGGTAGGTGCATTTCAAGGTAAGCTACAAGCTACTACTTTAAGTTCTGCTTTAGCTAAAGTTTTTTCTGTTATGAGAGGTGTAGTAAGTTTAAGATGGATAGGTACAGACGCAGCAATTCGTATGAATTTTAGAAGTAATTTAAAAGCTACGGCATCTATACTACAAAGCCCTGAAATTGCTGCTAGGATAAATGAAGTATTTAACGAAGGCAGGTACACTCCAGAAAATGTAAATTTTGTTGCAGACTTTGTAAGACATGCTTTAGGTTTAACTGTAGATTATTCTAATGAAGAAATTATAAACGTTATGATGAAAGAATTAAATGTAGAAGAATTTGACAAAATGCCTGAAGAATATAAAGAGGCATTTCCTTCTGTTGACCCATTTTTAAAAAATTAATAAACCACAATAGGAGATTGTTGTGATTAAAAACCTACGAGAATTTGCTATCATAGGAGTAGCATTAATATCTGTTAGCAGCTTGCTACTAGCGGAGGACAGTAACATAACGAACACTACTACTAGTACTAGCACTAGTACGGTGACTTCAAATAATACCAACACTAATACTAATAACAATACTGTAAACAGCACTGCAACAAATACTAATATTAATACTAATAACAATAATAACGTAAATACAACTACGATAAATCAAACGACAAATGCTACCAATACTAATAATAATACTAATATAAATACCACTAATAGTACGTCTAATGTAACATCAAATATAACACAAACTCAAAACGTAACTAATGATAGTACCATTACTTCTGTAGGTACAAACACAAATACTAATACTAATACAAATTTAAGTACTAACAATAGCACATCAAATAATACCAATACAAATACTTCTAGTAATATTAATAAAAGCACTAATACTAATATTAGTAATACTACTTCTAGTATAGATACTAAAAACACTAATAATAGCTCTAATACTAATATTAATACAAGTACTTCTAATAATAATAACACAAGCGTATCTAGAAACGACTCTACGCAGAAGGTAACACAAAGAATTAAAACTGCTCCTCCATCCGCTATAGCCCCCTCCATAATGTCATATAGTCAAGACTTGTGCACCACAGGAGCTAGTTCGGCAGTCCAAACTCAGTTCTTTGGTATATCTACAGGTAGAAGTGTACGAGATGAGAACTGCGAAACCTTAAAACTCAGCAAAGGTCTTTACGATATGGGAATGAAAGTAGCAGCAGTTGCTTTGTTATGTGGCGAAAGCACAGGTAAAGTGCACAGAGCTATGAAAATGGCAGGCACTCCTTGTCCTTACAATGGTTTGATAGGTGCAGAAGCACAAGTAGCTTGGAATGAAAACCAAGAAGACAGACCAGACTGGGATCAAGTAAAGAAAGAACAAGCTTCCCATGAATTTAAAGCCTACACTAAACCAAAGTTCTGTAAAAAATATCCTACGCATAAGATATGTACAAACTCCTAACAATAATCTTCCTACTGGGTAGTACCGTATACGCAAACACACCTACATTTACTGTAGGCACTGACCCCCTTCTTAATATACAAAATACTGGTACTGCCCTAAACCTAGCAGACGATGCTTTATCTCCTACACAAAACTTAGGCTTTGACTTTACTTACTATGGTAATACATATAGTCAAGCTAAAGTAGCTATGAATGGCTTTATAACTTTTAATCCTAACTTTAATGTATACAATCAAAGAAACTATTTGTCTGAAACTTTACCTGCGTCTGGTTTCGATTTTACCATATTTGCTTTGTGGTCTGATTTTATTGACAAGAACAATAACAATGGTTCCCCTTACGTAGGCACTTACGGTGATGTGGGTTCTAGGTATTGGGTTGCAGGTTGGTATAACGTTAATGAATATAGAAATAACAATCTAAGTTCTTTTGAAGCTATCTTGTATGAAACTACAAATGCTATAGAGTTTAGATATGATAAGATAAATGTATCAAACCACGACATAACTATAGGTTTACAAGGCAATAACGAAGCTGTAACTTACCTGAGATATGAAGACAACAATTCAACAACGTTTAACAGAACAGATGATTGGTCTATTAGTACAGCAATAGATGAATCTTTTACTAACTTATCTTCTCAATGTTTAATAGATTCTGACTTTAGTGATCTTTGTGGTGTCTATGATTTAACAAATACTTTTGAAGATACTTTTGATGACGAAGAATACTATATGCAGGGTTCAGGTGTATCTGAAGCTATGTTGTTAGGCTACGATAATGAGGAGGAGTTTTATGGTTTTAATGATGAAGAAATTTATACAGGAACACTTGTTTTTTCTACGATTACTGATGGCAGGAGTGATACTGGTGACTTCCACGATGATTTTAGTGGGGTTAGTTATATTGAATATGATAGCAGGGATGTAATAGAACATGAAGACAATTTCAGTATTGATGATATACCTTTTAGTGGGGATGCTACTCTGGGTGATTACGAAGAAGGACCATTAACTTTTATAGATTTTGATTTAGAAATAGATGTGATACCTTTAGATACTCTACCTGAGATAAGATTAACCGAGGAAGAGTTTGTAGAGTTTGCTCAACATATGGATGAACACTTTGATTTTGAAGACGAAATGGATAGAGAACAGTTTGAAGAACAGTTTGAAGACTTTGAAGAAGAGATAGTAGAAGAAAACGAGGAGACAGAAGAACTTGGAGAAACGGAAGAAGAGTCTGAAGAAGAATATGAAGAAGAGTTTGAGGAAGAGGAGATTAGCGAAGAACTTGTTGAGGAGCCAGGAGATAAACCTGAACGATCTGAACGAAGAAATAGGCGTAGAAATTTAATTGTAGTTAACTCTACAGACTCTATAGTAAGCAACTCTATTGCTAATAGTACTACAAGTATTAGTATTTCAGGGTCATCTACTGGTGGTAGCACTACAAATAATGGTGTCTCAGGCTCTTCTAGTGTTGCCAGTACTACTACTTCTGCTGTTTCAAGCAGCTCAGGGGCTACTTCAGTGTCTAATTCTCCTAGTATTTCGGCTCAAATATCTTCTGCACAAGTACAAACAAACAACGTTTTACAATCTATAGAAATACTACCAATGCCTACAATGGATAATACACCATCTATGGTAATAGCTGAGGTACAAGTTACTACTATGGATAACCAAATAGAAAGTGTTACAAGCACTATGGTTACATCATCTGAAGCAGAACAGATAGCAGAAGAAATTGTAGCTAACAACATAAGAGCACAGCAAGAGTCATCACAAACACAACAAGAGGAGTCTGGACAATATGATTCACAAGGACAATCTACATTGATTGCCTACATGAACTACGTACCCAACTTCTCTGATTATACCACTGCTAACATAACAGACCAAACAAACTGGTACGCACCTACTGCTATATATGCAAGTGCAACTCTAGGAGATAATGCAGGGTATGGTAATATGGTATCTGACAGTATGGATACTTTGTATAGCATTATGGGTCAACAGCCTGTAGGCATTTTTATAGATAGGAGATAGTATGAGTGAACCAGAGATAAAGATAGTAGAAGTACCTAAGAAGTCATGGTACAATAATGCTGAAGGTTTTGATAAGTGGAGGGTCTTTCCTAGACTTTTGATAAGCCTTTATGGGTTGATGTTTTATAAAACGTCTATGTGGTTTATGACTTTACCAGACCCCACCAATTCACAATCAGCTTTTGTATCTGTTATTGTGGGTGCAGGTGCAGCTTGGTTTGGTCTTTATGTAGGAAAAAAATAATGTATTTAATAAAAAGATTTATATTAAAAACAGATAGAGTCTTAGGATGGCTTACTTGTTTTTTTATAATAGCAGGTGTCCTTAGACACTGGTAACTTAAGGAGAATGATATGAAAAACATATTACCAAAGCTTCAGCAGTACATCACCATTGTGGGGGTCATCACTGCAATCGGAGGAGGTTTCTACACATGGGGGCAGTTTAACCTACGCTTAGATCAAATAGAAGCTAAGACTAAAAAAAGTGTTAATCTTAATCCAGTAAAAGAATCTGTAGCAACTTTAACTACAAGAGTAGACAATCTTGAGAACAGAATGGATAGAACTGAGAGTAGGGTAGACAAGGTAGGCAACAACGACAATCCGTTAGCTAACTAATATTTACAATATAAATACTTCTTATCACAACTATTGATTGGACAAATGTGCATCTTAGGTGTATACTATAATTATAGTAACCCTTTCCATACGCAGGAGATAAAATGGAAGATATTTTGCACTTAGCATCATATGCAGTAATAATTATTTGTTTAACACAGGTTCTGTAAAAAAAAGTTCCTCAGAATCGTTTCTAAGCCCCTTTTAGTACACACCTAATAGTAGACATACCAAAACAGCACATTTTGTTGTATGAGCTTGTGTGGGCGTTACAGAGCATTACCTAAGAAAACTAGGTATTTTCTCTTGTAAAAGCTCCATTTCACGTTTTAGTTCATGTAGTAGGTTAGTTAGGGTAAGTGTACCTTCATAAGTATCATTCCAATCATCCATTGCCTGTCTAAAAAGCTTAGGATCAAGAGTTTGATTCTCTAGATACACTTTACCATCCTGACTTAATTCTACAGTCAGTTGAGCAAGGACTGCTCTATTTTTTGGTGGGTTTTGCAACAGCTTGATCCACTACTTTTTTAGTAGTTGGGTCTACTAACACATGTTGCATAGCTCTAACACTGTTAAGCATTTCACTAACTTCACCGTAAGGTAAGGTTGCTAGTTTTTGCAAGATAGTATTAGCAAGGGTGTCCTGCATAAGGTAAAACCTTACAGGTTTAAAAGCCTCATTTTGATCTGGTGTATCAGGATTGTCTGCCTGAAACGTGCCATCTTCTTTATGGGCTCGTTCTTTCTTTATGTCTTCAGTCATCTTCGTTTCCTTCTTTATTGTGAATAAACAACGCTATGATAGCATAGTGTATTATCTTAAGCAAGTCTTTCTTATGGTCTTCGTGACTTCCTTTCTTTCCGTACCGTTGTGCATACTTAAGCACATTGCCGATACAAAAACCTTTACCATGCCCTGCGTCTATAATAAACTCTGTGGCTTGGTATTTATCTTTTGAGTAATGTTGGGTGTAGGTTTTTATTATGTAAGCAAGAACTTCATCAAGTAACTTACCTTCATTATATTTAAAATCTATAGTTGCAGCAAACGCTTTTAATGTTTGCATTTGTGTTTTATTTTTTAGGGAATTGGACAATGTTATCTCCTTTCTCTCTAAGCTTCTCTCTTTCTTTCCTATCTATCTCTTCACCAATAGCATAGTTACCTGCTTCCATAACTAAGTCTTGTTGTTCTGTAGCTATGTGCATAAGACCTGCAAACAATATATACATCTTAGTTGATATTTCGTTACCTGTACCTAAAGGTAATTTATCTGCACCTATAATCTGAAACCCATCTTCTTCTGGTTTAATTACAAGATAGAGATTACCATCCTTTAAGTCAAGAGCCTTGACAAAACCTTCTATGTTTTCATCT